GTCACAGGCAAAGATAGCTCGATTTTTTCCGTGTTCGAGCTTCTCAGACGCAGTAACGAAAACAGACCCGTCCCAGCCAGGTAGTGGATCGTCGACTACCGCTTCAGCAAAAACACGCCTGTAGTAGTTTGAAACACCGGGCAATTCGCCAACAGCATACTTAGGTCTGGCTCTCTCGAGAACTTTTGCATGACTACCGTTCACACACCAGGCCCACCGTTTCTCCCAGAAGAGTTCAGTGGAGTCAAAGTCAGGCACGCTCTTGAGTTCCTCAGAAAGTATTGAATCGATAGCTCGCCCGAGCTCAAGTTCATCAACTGCGGCGAACCCTGGCTCACATTCCGATAGTTTCGTCCTGTACGTTGCCTCGGCTAATAAGTCAGTTGGGGCCACACCACGACCTTGGAGGGTGTCACACTCAACTAACTTCGCACCTAGAAGTGAACCGTTCGCACCGATGCTTTTAAGAGCAGTTGAGAATCTCTTCGCTTCGGCTGGATTCTTGAGAACACCAGCGCTCCACGCGTAGGGATCAGGTAATGATCCTCTTAAGAGTGTCCCGTAGATAATCCAGGCTGACATCTGATCATCATGGAGGCCATGCAAAAATTTGACATATTGCATCGCGTCAATATGCTGGTTAGGACTAATTCTTTCAAGTGTATCACACATTTCGCTGAAGAAGACGTTGACCTTGTTGGTCGCTCCTGGGTGACTTGTCTTAACGGGAAAGTTTTTGATCCTAGTTTCTTTGTCTTTAACGAATGAAAAACCTACTTCAGAAGTGGTCTTTGTCACTCGGGCACGGTACAACCATACGTTTGCCAAAACGAGGAGGTCTTTTTCAGTGAGTAGAACTTGTACTGGATATTTGCAGTATAGCAAACTTATCCCTGCAGCAGCGAGTGCTCCATGTGTACTTTTGACGGATTCAACCCAAGGTATTTGTTCAGCGGCATTGTCGGGGATATTTTGGCTAAGGCTCGACGTTAGCTCAGTGAAGTAATCACCAAGCCAACCGTATGACTCCTTCCTATCATACGAGCTAGCCTGAGTCCTCATTGAGGTGCGGCGATCGGTACTGGCTGTTCATAGCCGTCCTGATCACCGCTTTTACCCGTATCGTTGTCTCCGACTGCTTCGTTTTCCGTGTTTTCGACATTACCTCCACCCGTATGTTGTCGCTGTTTGACAACCAACGGACCTTTCCCCGCAGCATGTTGCATTGTTGCAGCTATCGGCAGACCTCTCTGGCTTTGAGAAACGGATTGATGGAGTACGACAGGCCCGCTAGGTATTCCAACCTCAGCTTTCACACCCGCAATAGTATCCTGTTCGTAAGCTGCTAACTGGTTGACGAAGAGTTTCGGAGCCCCTTTACTCTTCGGTTTGATACCTACATTCGCAATTCCAAGAGCACGCATTCTAGTGACAGTTTGGCTAAGTGCTGCAGAGGCACGAGTACGTTGCCTCTTAACAGCGAGGGTCCACGTATTCGCTGGGCCTGCAGATAAACCTTCTGGAGTAGAAGCTCTAATTGTGACCGTTGAATTGATGAATTCGTGAGGAGCAGGGACGTGTTCCATTTCGATGTCGCCGGTATCGCTCATGCGCCAGTGCTGAACTGTAAGTCCCAGGGTGCCCCCAACGTTGATCATCTCTCCGGGCGCAGGCAGAGGTGATTGGCCGCGAGTCCACATGTAAGACGATATTGGGGCGTCGTTGTCGAATTTCTCTTCGGCGGTGTCCCCATCGACAGCTCCAACTTGCAGGATACTTTCGACGTCAGCTTGAACTATCCTGATAG